CGCGGGCCACGAGCGGCCACGCCGCCGCACCACCAAGCAACGTTATGAACTCGCGGCGTCTCACTGCCCGATGCCTCCCGTGCTCCCGACCGAGAGGATAGCACACCTCGGCACGGCAGACTGCTGCATCCATCCTCCTGGCGGAACGAGATGATTGCGATCACGCCGCCGAAAATTTTTTCCAAGGAGGTAGCCCAAAACAGGCCATCCACTTACCGCGCCAGCAACCCCCCTCACCACCAAAAATCGTTTTACGCCAAATTTCCGGGGATGGCGCCTGGATGAATTTTCGATTTTCGCGCGCCCTCCCCCCCAGGGGGCTCGCACACGCCCGCCCCGACGATTTAGAGGCATTCCCATCCGGGCTGGGCCACGCCGCGAGCGGGGCCACCTATTTGCCTACGCGGTGACGCTTGCGTCCCTTTACGACTGTGCAAAAAAGACGTATAAGCCATACAGTAGGAGACGCGCAGGCAAGGTTTATCCGCATGAAATCGACATCCAAGAAACGCACACCAAGCATCGTAAACTTGACAGTCAAGCGACGCTATCTCACCGGGCGCGAGGTCGAGCGCCTGATGGACTGCGCGCGCAAGTACGGCCGCTATGGGCATCGCGACGCGACCATGATCCTGGTCGCCTATCGCCACGGCCTGCGGGCCTCCGAGGTGTGCGACCTGCAATGGCAGCAGATCGAGCTGTCCGAGGGCCGCCTGCACGTTCACCGCGTCAAGAACGGGATTGCCAGCGTGCACCCGATCCGCGGTGACGAGATGCGAGCGCTGCGCAAGCTACGCCGCGATTACCCCAGAGACGCCCACGTATTCGTTTCCGAGCGCGGCGGGCCAATCAGCCCCATCGGCTTTCACCGCCTCGTCCAGCGCGTCGGCGAGGCTGCCAAGATGCCTTTCCCGATCCACCCGCACATGCTTCGCCATGCCTGCGGGTTTAAGCTGGCCAACGATGGCCACGACACGCGGGCCTTGCAGCACTACCTAGGCCACAAGAACATCCAACACACGGTCAGGTACACCGAACTGGCGCCCGACCGGTTCAAGGACTTTTGGAGGGATTGACGATGGCGGGGCAGGATCCATCGCGACGCACGGAAGATCCTCCCGTTCGAAGAAGACGACGCGCCATGTCGTAGAGATCACTCGTCCGCTGGCGCTCGCATCCTGCGCGGAATGCGCTCCTGCGGCCCGATCGCAGTGTCGACCTCGATCATCAGCCGGTTCGGCTTGCGCTTGGACGATAGCTTTTCGGGGGACTGCCCTCCGGGAGCCGGGAGCGCGGCAGGTTCTGCCTTCATCTCAACCAGGTGCGCGCTCCCAACCGCTTGAGCCGCCATCATTTCGTGAAGAAACGCAATCGCACTCTCTAGCTCTTCGTCCGTCATGGTTTTGATCGTGTTGGTATGCTCTAGCTTGTCTTGTCTCGGGATCAATAAAGCAAGAACTTTCAAGTAGATCCCAGGCTGGTCGCGGCGCACCTTCGCAATGGCCTTCTCCCCGTGCTTGGAGAAATCCCTCAGCAATGCGCAAATCACCGCCTCGCTCAGCTTGTTACGCGAGCCCCGCAGTCGTCCGGTAGGGTTTCCTGACTCCCCTGGTTGCCAAAGGTTGTTGGGCATGTGTCTGTGCTCTCATCGTGTTGTTGTTAAGCAACAGTATGGCAGCATTGGAGATTCGGCAATCTGCTGGAGATTGACCTTAGACCATGGACAGAGATTACAAGAAGGCGCGCCGACACTTTTGCGTTGTGAGGATGGCAGTGTGCGCCTGCAAGCGACGAAACTGGGATAAGTGGACTTAGTGAACTTAGTGATCTTTTTCACCCACTCTCTATAAACTGTCACACATATGTCTCTCTGACAGTTTTCCGCGCATAGGTTAAAGGCATCACTTAGTCCACTAAGTCCACTTGGGCTCGTTAGATCGAACCCAGCGACCAAAGCTGATAACCATCCTTCATCCCCATTCGTACGAGCATCGACCCATTCACGGGGCGTCCCTCGTTTCGTTTGAGCCATCGCCCAAGCCGGTCATTGCTGACGAGGTTGCCTCGACCCGCTACGTTAAGGAGCGCGACGTGGAAATCGTTGACGTTGATCGCGTGGTTAATCAGCTGCTGGACCGTGTATTCCTGCCCTGGCGTCAAGTGCTGGCGCCACTGTGCGATCACGGTGGCGAGCAGGTCCCGGCGCGGATCGTTTTCCTGCACCATGATCGTGGTGTCGCAGGGGTCGGCCTGGCCGAGCCAGAGCAGCGGCGCGCGAATCCGGTGCGACCATTCCTCGAATGAGCCGAGCGGTGGTGGCTCGATCCCTTCCCCTGCCACGTGCCAGGCGCGCAACACGGTCAGGGCCGCGACCACCAGGCGCCCGCGTTCGGTCCTGGCGACGGCAATCGGGTCGAACTCGAAGCTGCGCCGTTCCGGGTGCTCACAGCGGGCGTCGAGCGAGCACAGCAGCGCGCGCCGGGTGAGGTCGCCGGCGATGGTGAGGTTGTTGCCGGTGGCGAAGACGGTGGCGGTGATCGGCGTCTCGACGTTCTTACTCATGCCGAGCACGCGGATGTTGAGCTTCTGCTGGGTCAGCGCCTGGCAGAGGAAGACGCTCTGCAGCTCGTGCTCGCAGTTGTCGATTGAGACGACAACGTCGCCGGCCAGCAGGGCTGCGCCCAGGCGCTTCTCCAGCTCCTCCTCGCTGCACCCCTGCGAGATGACCGGTGTTAATCTACCGGTGGCGAGTATGGCGGCGACGTCGACCAGCAGCGACTTGCCGGTGCCGGCGGCCGGCGATGTGAAGCCGTGCAGCGGGGCGGTCGCCATGGCGTGGCGGTCGAGCGCGGTGAGGATCGCCGACAGCGCGACCGAGCGGTCTGCATCCGACACGAACGGGAAGTCCTCGATCAACCCGTCGATCGCCTGCAGCGCCGCGCCGGCGTCGGCCTTGGTCGGGTATTGCGGGATCGGCGGGAAGCTGCGGCCGTCGGGTTTGTAGAGCAGGCCGCTCGCCGGATCATAGCCGGGTCGCTCGCAGACCGAGCCGTCGCCGCGCAAGAACGGTGAGTTGGTGATGCGGGTGAGGATCGGCAGTTTCCAGGTGCCCTGGCGGTTGAGGTAGGCGTCGGCCACCCGGTCCGGCGCGTCGACCGCGACCCAATTCTTAGAGCGGCCGTCGTATTTCAGGAACCGAGCGGCGCAGGTCAGGTTCTCGACGAGCCAGGGACGGGTGACCGGGATCAGGCGCCAGCCGGAGGTCTCACCCTCGTCGGCGGCCTTGAGCTTCGACAAGACCGGCCGGACGATAAGTCCGCCACGTTGGTAGACCTCGCGGCCGAGCAACAACAATGCGTCCTCGGCCTCGTTCACCACGCGCGGCAGCTCGCCATTGCGGATGTAGATTTGCGGCCAGGGATCGTTCGGCGCCGTGGTGCCGGTGACCGCCGCGCGCTTGTACGAGCGCCACTTCTCGTAGGAGCGGGAGACCTCGGCGTGCAGCCGGTCGGCGTATTTCGCGCCAATTCCGTTGGGGTGCTGCGCAAGCCCGTCGGTGATCTGCTCGGCCGACCAGCCCTTGCCGGCCAGGTGCCAGACCACGGCTTGAAACAGCTCACTGCGCTCACCCTCCGGGGCACCGTTCTGGATCAAGTCGTCGTAGTCGGGCGACGCCTGCGGGTCGGCGTCGTTGAAGTCGAGCCCACCGGCAGCTTGCCCGCTGTGACGCGCGAACAACATGTCGATGAAAGCGTCGAGCGGCGGCAGCCCGGGGCATTGGCCGATCTGCAATCCCGAGATGGTGATGTAGCGCGCCGTGTTCCGGTAGAGCTCGATGCCGGCCCCGCTGCGGTCGAAGTTGAACCGGCGGTGGGTCTCGGGCCCACTCGCGATGCCGATAATACGCAGCCCGCCGCCCGAGACCGTGATCTCTTGGTAGGCGCCGTTCGCCTCGCCGCACAGTTGTTCGGCCCAAGGTTCCAGCTTGGTGCTTTCCTGGTCGACGCAGTGGTCAAGGTCGATGGCGCCAATGTTGGAATCCTTGAGCATGTAGCCGATGCCGTCGGCGTTGCCGGCGGCGACCGCGGCGACCGCGTCGGTGTAGCTGCCCCAGGTGGACGGATCGTTCGAGCGCGCGTTGCGTCTCGGGTTGCGCGCTTGGCGCGGCGGTTTGGTCCACTTCTCCTTGCCGCTCTTGGTTGTGCGCAGCTCCCATGGCCAAACGACCCAGCGCTGCTCTTCGGTCAATGGGACAAGCGCGGACGGCAGGTGCGCGAGGTCGGCGTTGTAGGTGCGCGGCTTCGTGGTCATGGCCGCCTTCCCCCAAGCCGGTAGAAGATGCTCTTGAGCCATTTGCCCTGCTTCTCGGTCGGCTCGCGCCAGACCGTGCGCGACGCCATGTCGCTGACGAACTCGCGCTCTTTCTCGCGCAAGCGCTCATCGCGTTGCTGGCACCACAGCGCGATCTCGTGCCAGGACGGCGTGCCGTCGACGTTGGCGAAGTCCGCCGCGCCGTGGTGCTTGTCCTCGGCCGCGCGCAGGCCGGCGTCATAGCCGGCGTCGTAGAGCTTCCTCATCTCAGCTTCGGTTAGCGCGCCGCCGTTCGGCTCCTCGATGCCCTTGGCGAGCGCGTGGATGTCCAGCCCCTCGCTACGCAAGGTGCGCTTGATGGCGCGCGCGGCCGCGATCACATCGCCGTCGCAGTCGGACGCGAGCATGCGGATCATCTTGCCGAGCTTGCCTGTGATGGGCGCCAGGTTGCTATTCACGGCCTGTTCCAGCATCGCTCGTGGTGGCCGCATGCTTTGCAGCGCCAGTCAGCAGGATTGTCGTAGGCGCGCGGTAATAGTTCGCCGGCGCGCGTCGCCTCGATCACGGCGACCGCGCGGTCGGACCAAATCTGTGCCTGCCCGGCGTTGAACGGCACCAAGAGGTGCAGGCGCGCGCAGGTGTTGGCATTCATCGCGGTGAAGATCGCCGGGTGCTCGGTGACCTCGAGGTATGCCTGGTAAAGCCAAACTTGAGCGGCGTATTGCGGATAGGCCTTCTCAAGGCCGTCGCGCTCAAGCGCACGCCAGCCCTTATCGCCAAGGCACTTGTGTTCCCACAAACACGGAAAGCCGGCTTCGGGCAGCTCGGGGCCGGAGATGAGGATCCCGTCGGCGTGGCCGCGGAAGAGCCCGCCCGCCGCGCTGAAGCCGAGCTGCTGCGCTGGTGCAAAGTTGAAGCCGACACGGATCAGATGCTGCCGGCTCAGCTCCTCGAAGAAATGTCCGCGTGCGAAGATATCGCGGGTCTGCGAGAGATGCACTGGGGCGCACATCCAGTCGTATTGCACGCGGCGCAAGCATTCGTGTCCGATCGCGCTCGCCCCGAGATATTCCCGCGCGTTCTTTTCAGGCGGCTCGGCCTGCTCGATCAGCGCGTTGATGGCGACGCTGATCGGCTCTTCGGACAGATGCGCGCTATTGAAGTCCAGCACGGCACGTCACAATGGCGAGGCGGCATCGTTGGTTTTTGATTTCCGGGTTATGCCCTTCCCGCTGAGGTCGCGCGCGATCATCGCCTTGCGGATCAGCCGCATGGCAGTCAGCAGGAAGTCGGCCATGATCTCGCGCGGCCACGACGCGAGCGGCTGCGACCAGTCGATGCCAGGGCAGGCATCGGCGAGTTCCGGCAGGATTGCCATGATCGCACCTATGTCCCACGGCTGCGGGTCGAGCCCGGTCATCCGGATTGTTTGCTCGGTGTCGAGCTGCTCGGCGGCCGCCTGCTCGGCGCGGGTTGCTATCCACGCGAATAACATCGCGCCAAAGACCCATCCCCATTCCCCGTCACTTAGCCGTCCGACTGGCGTTCCGGACCGGATATGGCGGCCGTCGCAGACGAGCCCGCGTGCGGCCCCGATGGCGGCGGCGGTGGCGCGGCGCTGCCACTCATCGTCGATTGCGGACGGTGAGACCCGTGCAATGGCATGAGCTTTTTTCATTTTGACCAATCCGGTCGGTTGATCTTCGCCGGGGCGGACGTTGGTTTGGCAGGCGCTGCGGACGGCGCGGCCGCCGGCTCCTGCGTCACCGGATGCCAAGCCTTCTCGTCCGGCGTGACCACGTGGTCGAGCCGGTTCTTCGCCTTGTATCCGTTCTGCGGCGGCTCGACGCCGATGCGCGCCACGAAGGTGAGGCCATTGAAGTCACCATATGACTTGATGCGCCGCGCTTCCTTGGCGGCGTCGCTCTTGTCGTCGGGCTTGATGCCGCGCACGGATTCCAGGATGGCGCGCAGTTTCCCGGCCGAAATATTCGCCGCTTCGGCGTGACCGGGTGTGGTGCCGGCAATGGTGAAGAGCGTCCAGAACTTGCGCTTGGCGAAGGGGCCGTCGAGCACGACGAATTCGCAGTCGAGCGCTTCGCTTCCGCCGTCCTTGGAACGGCGCAACCAGCCGCCCTCGCCGGCACCACCGGGGCGGACGGTCATGCGCACCGTGGCGATCGTGCCATCCGGAATCACATCGAAATTGCGCTGGGTTTCCGCGTCGTTGAAGTCGTAGCTAGCCATCTTGGATCTCCTATTCTGCTGCTTGGGTGAGCGACTGCTCGGGTGAAACGGTGAACGGCTTGCGCCGCCCGGGGCTGATCAGCTTCGTGATGAGCTTGCCGAGGTGTGGCTCCTCGATCTGCTCGAGCCGGCCAGCGCGATCTTTCGCTGGAAATTGCCAAGGGTTTGGTGAGGTGCAGACGAAGGCGCGGACAGGCTTGCCGTCGCCGAAGTCCACCCATTGCATGGTGATTATTTCGTCGACGATGCTGGGCAACTCGCGGCTAGTCTTGCTTCCCTCGATCTGCGGTTGCCAAGTTGCGATGTTGAGATCGTCGACGACCCGCTCCAAAATCGCCACGAACACCACGTCCCGGCCGCGAGCGTGTTGAAGCTGGTTCAGCCATCCGATCATCTGCCGAGCGTGAAGTCCGTAGATCGCGCGCAGGTCCTTTCGTCCGCGATCAGTGATCGCCTCGGGCTGCTGCTCGGCCCAGGTGAGACTGAGCCGTGAGGCGGCGGTCAGGCTATCGACGAATAGAACCTGAAACGATGCCAGTCGCGCGAGCTCGGCGTTCTCTGCGACGTGCTTGTAATGCGCTTCGCTATAGCGGGCGGTCGGCGGCAGTGCGGGGTTGGCCCCGCCGAGAATGCATGCCACGTCGCGACAATCTTCCCAGCGCCGGGGGCGGACGCTCGCGACCGGAAGGTCCGCAACCGCGATATCTCCGGCCTCGATGTCCACGAACAGGGTCGACGACAGCATTGCCTGATCCAGCGTTCGGAGCAGCGAGGTCTTGCCGACACCGCTGGGGCCGATGATGAGGATCTTCGCGCCCGCCTTCTGTGCGAGGCGCTCGTCCGCTCCGAGAATTTTCATCGCTCATTCCCCCATGATGAGATCGAGCACCGCAGCCAGCGGGCCGCTGGCGCGACCGTGGTTGTCGCGACAGAGCGCACTGCGAATGGTTTCGGGATCAGCGCCGTGCTGAACCGCGATCGAGAACGTGATGGCGGCATCGCGCGCGGCAGTGTCGGCGTGTGAATTGGTCTTGTGATTTGAGAGAAATAGCTCGGCGATTCCACCGCTGGCAAAGCGACTATACGAGCATGTATAGTGAAGATTTCCGCATGTGAAATCGAATGTCGTGGCAGGCCTCCGGTTCGGAAGACGCTCGCGGGTCATGACCCACCCCACTTTTGGAGGATCGTCTGCAGCGACTCCCGCTCTGCTTGGTTGATAATCTCGCAGCGTTGCCACGCTACGGGCTCGATCAACGCCACGATTGCCGTTTCAACGCAGACGCGAAGATGGTTTGGATCCATCGCATCAAGTTCCCAGCAACGGTCTCCGTAATTGGAGCGGAACCATTTGTAGCGCGGGTCTTTGCGCTTATCCGCTGCTGGGAACGACGGTAGTCCTTTGACCTGTTTTCGCGTCAGCGCAATTCGCCTTGTCGTTACGTGATTGCCGTCGTATTTGGAGAACCGGTTGGGTAAGTCCTTTTCCGACATGTACATGCCGCTGGGGTCAAAGTCGCCAACGTACAATATGATCAATGGCCGGCCGTCGTCGTCTCGGGAAATGTCGTAGACGATGGTGGCGCTGCTAAAGCCGTGCATCACCTGGAAGCCGACCGCGAAATGGTCGAGCACCGGTCGAAGCAAGCCTCTCACAGTCCCTTTCTCGCTAACCACCATGACGCGGACGGGCTGCTGATCCCAGAAA